GCGGCGGCCGGCACGGTCGCGGCGCTGCTGCGGATCCTGCACTTCGCGCCGGCCTTCCAGGTCGCGGCGCGCCAGATCTTCAAGCCCAGGCGCTAGGGGAGGGACCTTTGAGCGAAGGGCCGGTCCTGCAGGACCCAGACGACACGCTGGACCACAGCCTCGATTGGTCGAGCTGGCTGCTCGATCCGGACCTGATCGCCACCTCCAGCTGGTCGATCTCGCCGGCCGGCCCCACGGTCGACGCCGACGGCCTGGTCTCCAGCCAGGCCAGCCTCACCACCACCACGGTCTCGGGCCTGCAGCTCGGCCAGGTCTACCTGCTGACCAACCGCATAGTCACCGAGGCCGGCCTGCGCGGCGCGGACACCATCGTGTTGCGGGGCTTCCCCAAATGACCCGCAAGCTGCTCCCCGACGAGCTGCTGACGCCGCCGGCCGCCTATCCGGTGACACTGGCCGAGGTGAAGGCGCGGCTGCGCATCGAGACCGCCGACTACGATGCGGATCTCGCGGCGATGATCGCCGCCGCCACCACGGACGTGGAGACCTATCTCGGCCGGGCGCTGATCACGCGCAGCTACCGCGGCTTCCTCGACGGCTGGCCCGACGATCGCGACGGCGGCGGCCGCGCGGTCCGGCACGTCGAGATCCCCATGCCGCCGCTGGTCTCGATCGACTACGTGAAGACCTGGGACGACAGCGACGCCGCCACCGTCTGGGACCCTGCCGACTACTACGCGGACACCCACTCCACCTTCGGCCGCCTGGTGCGCCGGCGCGGCCAGCCCTGGCCGCGCTCCGAGCCGATGCGCGCCGCCAACGCCGTCGAGATCGGCTGGACCTGCGGCGTCGGCGCGGCGCTGCGGCCGTTCCTGGACGACTACGCCAGTCTCGGCCTGATGCTGACCGTCGCCGCCTACAACGAGAACCGCGGCGACGCCTCCGCCCCGGACGCGCTGCCCGACAACGCCATGCGCGCGCTCGGCAGCCGCCGCCTCACCTGGCTCTGACCCCCTCACCACAACGGAGAGCGACATGCTCCGCCACCTGAAGACCCTGGCCGTCGCGGCCTTCATCCTGGCCGGCGCCGCCATCGCGCCGCCCGCGCTCGCCGGCACCATCGGCGTCGGGCCCACGGGCCTGAACCTGAACGCCGGCCTGCAGGGCGACGTCACCAACACCGACGCGCTGGGCAGCTCCAAGCGGGTGTTCAACAGCACCTTCCCGCTGTCCCTCACCGGGGGCACCAACGCCGGCCAGGTCGACACCTTCTACGCCGTGCAGGTGACGATCGCCGCCTCGAGCACGTCGACGATCGACCTCAACGGCTCGGCCATCGACGGCTTCGGCAACACCGTGAGCTTCCTGCACGTGAAGTTCATCCTGCTCGCCGCGTCGGCGGGCAACACCAACGACTGCCAGATCGGGCCCGGGGCCACCAACCCCTTCGCCGGCCCCTGGTCGGGCACCACGCCGCTGACCGCGGTCTCGCCGGGCGAGACCTTGCTGATCACCAAGGGCCAGGGCTCGTCCGCCGGCTGGGCGGTGACCGCCGCCACCGGCGACATCATCAAGCTGGCCAACTCCAGCTCCGGCAGCTCGGTGACCTGCACGGTCTACCTCGCCGGCACGTCCACCTAAGGCCCGACGCCCTCACCTCCCACGCCCTGGCGGGCGCGGGCACCTCCTCTCCCGACGGGAGAGGCGAACCGGAGATATTCATGGCTGACGAACAGCTGCACTGGGTCCGCTTCACCGCGGACCATGACCATCGCCACGGCCCGACCGACCACGCCAAGATCACGGCCTACAAGCAGGGCATGCGGCTGCGCGTCCCGGCGGACTGCCGCGAGCTCGCCAGGAAGCTGGGCCGGGCGGCCGACTTCAGCCCGGCCAACGCCGCGACCGCCGCGGCGCTCGAGGCCGACCCCTACGCGGCCGACGTGCAGAGCCCGCCGCCGCAGCCCGCTGCGCCTGCGCCGCCGGCCGACACGGCCGCCAAGCCCGCGTAGCCCGCCATGGCCGCGCCGATCGGCCCGCCGGGCGGCGCGCGCGAGCTGCGCTCGACGATCGTCGTTCAGCGCCAGCAGCAGACCGGCGCCGAGCTCGGCGGCCTCCAGGGCGGCTGGGTGACCATTATCCCCAGCCGCGCGGCCTCGCTGAAGCCGATGCAGGTGCGCCGCGGCGACGCCGAGCAGGTGATCGCCGCGCGGCTGCAGGGCACGGCGCTGTGGGACTGCTGGGTCCGCTTCGACAGCCTGACCCGAACCATCAAGGCCAGCGACCAGGTCTGCGACAAGGCCACGCTGATGCCCGACGGCAGCTACGGCGCCACTTTCCGCGTGCGCTTCGCCGAGGACATGGACCAGCGGCGCCAGTGGATGTTCCTTCAGGTCGAGGCCGGCGTCGCCCAGGGCGCAGGCTAGCGCGCGGTAGAGGAGGGGAGGGGCATGCCGACGCAAGGCCTCGACTCCCTATCCGCGAAGCTGGCGCGAATCCCGGGCTCGGTGCAGGCCGCGGTCAAGGGCGCCGACGATCACAACGCCACCGACTTCATGCAGCAGGTCGAGGCGCGGATCCCGAGGGCGAAGCCGGAAGACCACGAAGGCGCGCGCCCCGAGCACCTGGTGCAGACGCTCGCCAAGTCGGACGGGCCCGGCCCGATGGCCGTGACGGTGTCGATCGGCGGCCCCGAGGCGCCCTATCCGATGCACCTCGAGGGCGGCCACATGGCGAAGAACGGCCGCCACGTGCAAGGCGAGCCGTTCTGGTTCCCGACGCTGCGGATCAACAAACGGCGCTTCCAGAGCCGGCGCGCCTCGGCCGTCAGGGCGGCGCTGAAGGCGCTCTGCATCGGCGGCGCCCGCTAGGATGGCCTACGCCCCGCTCGACCCGTCGCTGGCGCTGCAGGCGGCCGTGCACGAGGCGCTGACCACCCACCCGGCGACGATCGCCGCCTTCCAGGCCCTGGCGGCCAACGCCGCCGACGTGCCGCGCGTCTACGACACCGCGCCGGTCGACCAGAACCAGAAGGTGCCGACCGCCCTCTTTCCGTATTTCACCATCGGCGAGGACCAGATCGTCCCCGACACGCCGGGCATCACCGACGAGTGTTTCGTCGACGTGAAGGCCTGGAGCCGGCCGACCCAGCCGGTCAGCTACGCCGAGCTGAAGACGCTGCTGAACGCCGCCCGCATCGCCCTCGACCAGCCGCTGCAGATCGCCGGCTTCAACACCATCACCTGGCGGCTGCACGGCAGCCCGCCGCCCCGCAAGGAGCCCGACGGCGTCACCCGCCGCGGCGTCCTCACCTTCGTCTACCTGGTCTCGCCCGCCGCTCTGCAGGCCTGACCAGGCCCTTCCTCCGCCACCCCAAAACGAACGGCGTTCGCCTACGCGCGCCGAGGAGAGCCCATGTCCGGCGACACCTTCGTCCTGCCCGTTGCTGGCGAGCAGATCATCCTGCTGATCGGCAACGGCGCGACGCCCGAAGTCTTCAGCCACAGCGCCAGCATCAACACCACGCGCGGCTTCACCGGCTCGGCAAAGTTCTCCTCCACCGACGTGGCGGACGACACCAACCCGTCGGCCGCCGCCAAGACCGTCCGCGCCATCCAGTCGACCGACCTGTCGTTCGACGGCGCCGGCACCGCCGACGGCCCGTCCAGCCTGAACATGTTGCAGTGGAGCCAGGGCGTGAACCCGCAGCGCAACTGCAAGATCGTCTTCAACCTCTCCGGGGCGAACGGCGGCTTCACCATCTCGGTGCCGCTGGTCTGCGAGAGCTTCGCCATCACCGGCGCGGCGCGCGACAAGGCCACCTTCACCGGCAAGTTCAGCCAGGCCGACGCCCCGACCTCGATCGCGGCGAACGCCTAGTGAGCCGCTTCGGCGAGATCACCCTGCCGTTCGCCGGCGAGGACCGCGTCTTCCGGCTCGGGCTCGGCGAGCGCCGCGCCATCGAGGAGAAGTGCGACGCCGGCCTGCCGGTGCTGGTGCAGCGCCTGGCGCCGATGATGCGGCTGGCGCAGCTCTCGGTCAGCCAGAATCCGGCCGACCGCGCGCAGTTGCTGATCGGCGCGGCGGTGAGCGGCAACCTTGGTGCCTGGCGAACCGACGACTACCGGGAGACGATCTTCAGGGGGTTGCTCGGCGCCGGGCTCGATTCGTCGATCGCCACCGTCCTGGTGCGGGAGTTCGTCGACCAGCAGCCGCCGATGCAGAGTGCGGTGACCGCCTTCCAGATCCTGATGGCTTCGCTGCTCGGCCCGGAGGACGAGCCGCTGGGGGAGACGACTGGGGCGCCGGCGGCCCCGAAGACGAAGCGCCGCTCCCGCGCGGCAAAACCCGCTGGGCCAACCTCTACGCCGCCGGCGCGGTGATGGGCTGGTCGGCCGACCAGGTCGACCGGGCAAGCCTCTGGCAGTTCATCTGCGCCTGGCGCGGCTGGCGGCGGGCCAACTGCGTCGAAAGCGGCCCGCGCGCGCCGTCGGCCGACGAGCACGAGCGCAATGTCGCCCGGGCGATGCAGATCGGGGTGATGTAGCGCCGCGTGCGAAATTGGGGGATGGCGACTCGCGCTAAGCGTGACAAACCTTCACCCATGCGTTGCGCCGCCATCATCCCGATTTCCGCGCTGCTCCTGCTCGGCGCATGCGAGACACCCTACACGGCGCTGGGCCCGAACGGCGGCGTCCGGGCTTACCGCATAACGGCGGACACCGCCCAGGTCACGGCCGCCGGCAACGCCTACACCGACCCCGACACCGTCCAGCGGTACGCCTTGAGGCGCGCCGCAGAAGAGACCATCGACGACGGCTTCGACCTCTTCCGGATCGTCGAGACGACGGATCGAACCCGCAGTGGCGAGACGACGTTCGGCTCGGCCATCGGCGGCCGTTACTCCGTCTTCGGCACCGGCTACACCATGCCGATCGTCAGGCCGGGCGAGAGCCTGACGATCAAGATGATGAAGGGGCCGCGGCCCGATCCGATGCCGGACGGCCTCTACGACGCGCATGAGGTGCTGAAATACCTCGCCGCCCAATAGCCGCGCTGGCCCTGGTGGCCGCGCTCTGCGCCGGCAAGGCGTTGGCCGACTCCGGGTTCGACTTCGACTTTTCGCCCGTGGTCGTGAAGTCCGACGACGGGCGCGTCTTCTGGTTCTATTTGCACAAGGGGTCCGGCGACAAGCTGATGATCCAGCCGCGTCCGAAGCTCAGCTTCACCGACGCGCCGGCCAACTGGCCCGAAAACGTCTGGCGACACGCCGTCGAGTACTTCGTGCGGCCGATCGGTTGCACGGTCAGCGACGTCCATCCCATGTCGAGGCTCGGCGGCACCTGGTCGGCGACGCTGGCCTGCCCGCCTGAGGTCCACTTCCGCGAGCTGTACGCCGCCCAGCGCGACGCGCTGAAGCGCGGCGAGCCTCTGCATCCCTAACAAGACCATCTAGCGCAGCGGTCCCTCCGCCGGCGCTCAGCCGTCGGAGCTTCGCCATGGCCGACGGCTCCGTCCTTGAGCGCCTGGTCGTTCAGTTCGACGCGGACATCCAGAAGCTCACCGACAAGGTCAACGGTGTAAACCGCACTGTCCACGGCGCGGTTGACAGCTGGGAAAAGCGCTTCGGCCAGCTCGACCTCGGCAAGGCGCTCAACACCGCGTCGCTCCAGGCCGCCAATGGCGTCATGGGACAGGCGACCGCCAAGCTCGGCGCGCTGGGCGGGGCGCTGCAAGGCCTGGGACCCTACGGCCTGGCGGCCGCGGCCGCGATCGCCGCCGTCGGCGCCGCGCTCGATCTCGGCGCCAAGGCCGCCGAGTGGGCCGACCAGTTGGTCGGCGCTGCCCAGAAGATCGGCGTCACCACCACGGCGCTGCAGGAGATGGACTACGTCGCCGCCGGCGCGGGCGTGCCGATCGAGGCGATGCGCGCCGGGCTGGAGAGCCTCAACGAGGTGATGGGCAAGGTCCAGGGCAACCTGGCGCGCGGGCTCAACAACACCCAGGCCAAGGCCTTCAAGATCCTCGACATCACGCCGACGGACCTGAAGACCTACCAGAACGCCTCCGAGCTGCTGCCGGTCATCGCCGACCGCATCCGCCAGCTGAAGACATCGGCCGAGCAGTCGGCCGTGGCCAAGGCGCTCGGGCTCGAAGAGCTGCTGCCGCTGCTGAAGAAGGGCGGCGACGCCATCCGCGGCATGGCGACCGAGGCCGAGACCATGGGCGCGGTCGTCGGCGGCAAGACCGTCGCGGAGATGGCCAATCTCGCCGACGAGACGCACCAGGCCGACATCCGCATGAAGGCGGCTTCCGAGCGCATCGGCGCCGACATGGTGCCGGCCCTCGTGGCGCTGAAGAACGCCGCCGCCGACGCCGCCAACTACATCGCCGACCTGTTCGAGCACCCCTTCGGCAACGACGCCGAGAAGTGGGGGCAGCACATGTCGAACGCCTTCCACTACCAGGCACGGGCCGCGGCGCTGCGGTCGGGTGATCCGCTCAAGATCATGGCCGCCGGCGGCACGCTGGCCGAGGTGCTCAATCCGAAGTCCGCCGAGTTCATGGCGCAGCGCCAGGACAAGATGGCCGGCCAGGAGTTCGGCGCCGCGGGCGATATCCAGGCCAACACGCGCAACCAGCAGTTCGCCAACGAGCGCGATCACGCGGACAAGCCCACGGGCTCGCTGAACGACCTTCCGCCAGCCAGCCATAAGCCTCGTGGCCCGACGCCGGAGGAGATCAAGAAGAACAGCGACGACGCCGTCGCCCAGGGCGCCCAGGAGCTCGACGACGCGATCAAGGCCGGCCTGCAGGCGCAGCTGGCGCTCACCAGCGACCTGCAGCAGCGCAAGCTGATCCAGGACGCGATCGCCGACACCGATCGCCAGGCGCGCGACGCGGCCGAGGCGCGCCGCAAGGCAGAGCTCGACCTGCAGCTTCAGCAGGGCAAGATCACCCAGGCGGCGCACGACAAGGCGCTTGCCGACATGCGCTCTGCCAAGTTCGCGGAGGGCATCCGCGACCAGCTGCAGCACCAGCTGGACGACCGGGTCGCAACCGACGCCGCCACCACGCGCACGTCGACCTCGAAGCAGCGCGACCTGCAGGACCAGGTAGCGCTGGCCGAAGCCCAGAAGGGGCTGGCCACCACCAGCCAGCAACGCCGGCAGCTCGAGCTGCGGATCCTCGATCTCGACGACCAGATCGAAGAGGCCAAGCTCAACGAGATCATCGCGCTGAAGTCGTCGACGCCCGACCAGGTGAGGGACGCGCGCTCGCAGCTCGACAGCCTGCACCAGACCCGGCCGCTGCGGCAGCAGGCCGTGGAGAACTCCACCGCCAGCCCGCTGGACGCCTACATCCGCCAGCTTCAGACCGACACCGGCGCCGGCTTCAACGACCAGGCCGGCAACCTCATGGTGCAGGGTCTGAAGGGCGTCAATCAGGCCCTCGTCGAGGCGATCACCAACTCCAAGAACCTCGGCGAGAGCCTCGGCGACGTGCTCCGCAACATCGGCCAGCAGCTGCTCAGCCTCGGGATCGAGAAGTACCTGACGCTGCCGTTGGCGCAGATGCTGAACCTGATCCCCGGCCCGTCGGGCGTGGCCAGCGCCGGCCTCGGCGCCGGCAGCCCCATGTCGGCCGGCGTCGGCATCGCCCAGGCGATCGCCGGCCTCGCCCACTTCGCCGGCGGCACGCCGTCCGCGCCCGGCGGCCTCTCCGTCATCGGCGAGAACGGCCCCGAGCTGATGGACGTGCCGGCCGGCGCGAAGATCATCCCCAACAGCGCCATCCGCAGCGTGTCGGTGCAGCCGGGCATGGCCGCCGGCGGCGGGGGCGGGAGCTACTTCGACCTGCGCGGGGCGGTGATGACCGACGACCTGCTGCAGCAGATGAACGTCATCGCCTCGCGCCAGGCGCAGCAGCAGGCGATGCACTACTCGGCCGCCTCGGTCGCCGGCATGCGCCAGGTGATCCCGGCCGAGCAGGCCAGGCGCGCCGCCTTCGCGATGCACTGATGGCCGTCGCCCTGCCGACCAATCCGGCGCCGTGGACCGCGACGCCGCGCTTCCTCGACTTCGGCGGCGACATGACCCCGCCGCTGGGCGGGGCGCAGCAGCGCTTCCGCCGCCTCGGCTCGCGCTTCGCCTGCGACTTCGTCATGCCCGACATGCGCACGGCGACGCTGGCGGCGCAGTGGATCGCGGCGCGCATGGACGCCCGGGTGCTGGGCTCGACCCTGGTCGCCACCTGGCCGCAGCAGGCCGGCGCCTGGGGCGCGCCGACCGTGCAGGGCGCCGGCCAGGCCGGCTCGACGCTGCAGTCGCACGGCTGGGGCTCGGCCCTGCCGCCAGGCGGGACCTTCTTCTCGTTCGTCGGGCCGTCCGGCCGCAACTACCTGCACATGGTCACCCAGCAGGTCACCGCCGTCGCCGGCGCCAGCCTGCTGCAGATCGCCCCGATGCTGCGCGAGAGCCCGGCCAACGGCGCGGCGCTGCAGTTCAACACCCCGCAGATCGAGGGCTTCCTCTCCGGCACGACCGAGGAGTGGACCCGCACGCGGCTGATCTGGGACTCGATGAAGTTCACGATCCAGGAAGTCGCCTGACGCGATCTCAAGTGGTCGCGCGTCCGGACGCAGAAGTGCGCAGCACTTCTGCTGGCCGTCGCTCGGCGCCGCCGCCGGCGACCCATAGACGCGCCCGTCCAGGGCCGAGTCCCACCCCACCCTAGAATCGGAGGCGGGTATGCCGGGCGCTGGCGGCCACCTCGATCCGACCATGCAGGCGGCCCTGCAGGCGGATTCGCCGCTGCACGGCTTCGCCGTCGAGATCGCCTATCCGACCTTCACCGTGCGGCTGCTCGACGGCGCCGGTTTCCTGGAGCTGAACGGCGACACCTTCGTCGGCCTCGACGCCACCTACGGCGCGCTGGTGCTGCCGGAAGCCTTCGCCGACGGCATCTCCGACCAGGCGCCTAGCCTGCTGTTCGGCATCCAGGCGCCGACCAACGCCGCCGCGGCCGCGCTGTGCGATCCGACCGCGCAGGGCTCGGTGATCAAGTGCTGGTACTGGGCCGCCGACAGCGTCACCGGCCTCGTCGTCGGCTCGCCATACCTGGTCTGGTACGGCTACCTCGACGCGCCGACGCTGGTGGCCGACAAGTCGAGCCGGCTGGTGAAGATCGACGCGGAGAGCCCGTTCGGGCCCTTCCTCGACTCGCCGGACGGCAACCTGCTGTCCAATTCCGACCACCAGGCGCTCTGGCCCGGCGAGCTCGGCCTGCAGTTCGTCGTCGACGTCCAGCAGGTGATGCCGTGGGGCGCCGACAGCCCGCGCCCGGTGCTGATCCGCGACGTGCTGAACAGCCACGGCGCGTCGTCCGGCGTCTCCACCGGCGGCTTTCCCACCCGCCCGCAGGCGCCCGGCAACCCGGTGTCGGCGGCCGTCAACCTGCTCGCCGGCGCGGTGCTGCGCGCATGACCAGCCTGCTGCACCTGCGCCGCGACGCCGCGCAGGCCACCATCGACGTCTTCAACAACACGCTGTTCGACTGGGGCAAGCGCGACTGCATCCGCCTCGCGGCCTTCAACCTGAAGCAGCTCGGCTACAAGCCGGCGCTGGCGCGCGGCGGCTACTACACGTCCGCCCGGGGCGCGCTCAGGGCGCTGAAGCGGGCCGGCTTTGACACCACCCTGGAGGCGATGGACTCGATGCGCTGTCCCCGCATCGCGCCGGCGGCGGCGCTGATGGGCGACGTCATCGCCTACAGCCACCCCAGCATGGAGATGGCCGCGCTCGGCGTCGCGGTCGGCAACGGCCGGGTGCTGGCGTTCGTCGAGGAGGACGGCGGCCGCTGCCACGTCATCGACGGCCACCGCACGCTCGCCAAGGCCGGCGTCGCCGCCGTGGCCTGGCGCTGCGACCCGCGGACCGCCTGACGCGCCATGCCCTTCATCGCCGCCGGAATCGCCGCCGTGATCACCGCGGTCGGCACCGCCGTGGCCTCGGCGGCCGCGGCGGTCGGCCTGGCCGGGCTGGCCGCCGGCATCACCAGCGCCACGATCTCGATCGACATGGCGGTGTTCGGCTTCGCCGACGCCCTGGTCGGCGCGGCCGGCCTCGCCTCGGCGGCGCAGGCCTGGCTGGCGGTCGGCGCCGTGGCCATGGCGCTGGTCCCGCAGCCGCACATCAACACCGGCGCGCCGGTCGAGTTCAAGGCCGACATCAACGCCCCGCTGCCCTACGTGGTCGGCCGAACCGGCACCGGCGGCAACATCGTCTTCGTGGACACCTCGGACGAGGGCCACAACGCCGGCCTGCTCTACAAGGTGGTGCTGAGCCACGGGCCGGTGAACGCGATCACCCAGTTCACCGGCTCCAACGTCCCGGTGACCTTCTCGCCGACGCCGAACTACGCCGCCACCTCGGTCGGCCTCAACTTCCGCGGCGCTTGGTCGAACACCACCCAGTACCAGTACAACGACGGCGTCAGCTTCTCCGGCTCCGACTACATCTGCGTCAAGGCCAACCTCAACATCGCGCCGCCGAACCCGACCTACTGGGCCGCCACCACCCTCGACGACGGCCACCCCTGGGTCGGCCAGATGTTCCAGGCCTACACGCTGGGCGCGCAGCCCGACGTGGCGCTGCCGGTCATCGATCACTTCCCGGAGTGGACCAGCGCCCACAAGCTCTCCGGCCTGGCGGCCGTCCACTGGCAGCTGCTCTACAAGTCCGACGCCTTCGCCGCCGGCACGCCGAAGCCGCTGTGGATCGTCGAGGGGCCGTCGGTCTACGACCCGCGGCAGGATTCGACCTACCCGGGCGGCTCCGGGCCCCAGCGCTGGAATCAGCCGACCACCTGGGCCTACTCGGAGAACCCGTTCCTCCAGGGCCTCACCTGGCTGATCGGCCACAAGAACAACGGCGTGAAGGTGCTGGGCGTCGGCGCGCCGGCCGACGCCATCGACCTGCCGGCCTACGTCGAGGGCGCCAACGTCGCCGACGCCAACGGCTGGAAGGCCGGCGGCGTCGTCACCGCCGGCGACAGCCGCTGGGACGCGCTGGGGGCCATGCTGCAGGCGGGCGGCGGCATGCCGATTCCGCTGGGCGCGAAGATCAGCTGCCTGGTCAACGCGCCGCGCACCTCGATCGCCACCCTCACCGGCGCGGACGCCGTCGGCCCGGCCAGCATCCAGGCGACGGTCAAGCGCGCCGACCGCATCAACCGGGTGGTCCCCTCCTACCGCGAGGAGAGCCTGGGCTGGCAGCTGGCGCCGGCGGCCGCGGTCGAGGTCTCGGGCTTCTTCGCCGGCGACGGCGGCAAGCGCACCAAGGGCCTCGACTGGCCGCTGGTCCAGGACGTCGACCAGGTCAGCCAGCTCGCCGCCTACGCCATCTACGACTCGCGCGAGTTCGGCCCGATCAGCCTGCCGGCCAAGCCGCAGTGGATGGGGCTGCAGCCCGGCGACGCGATCACCCTGGACGAGGACGAGTGGGGGCTTTCCAGCCAGCTCTGCCTGATCACCAACCGCAAGATCGATCCCAGCACCGGCATCCCGCAACTGACGCTGCGCTCGGAGACCACGGCCAAGCACGCGGCGGCGCTGGGCCGCACCGGCGCGCTGATCAACCCGCCGCCGCTCACCGGCATCGACCTGGTGTCGGCTGCGCCGGGTTCGCCGCCCTGGAGCGCGGTCGGTACGACGCTGACCGCCAACGGCGTCTCCGTCCCGGCGATCGTCGTCACCGGCTCGATGGAGAACCCCAACGCCACCAACCTGATCGTCGAGTACCGGATACACGGCACGACGGCCTGGACCCACTACGACTCGCCGCCGGCGCCGGCCGCCACGCGGGTGGAGATGCAGCTGGCGTCCGGCCAGGTCTACGACGTGCGCCTGCGCTACCTGGTGCGCGGCATCGCCGGCGACGAGCTGGTGATCGCCTCGGTGACGGCCGGCACCTTCGTCGGCTCCGGCGGCTCGGCCGACCCGACCACCACCCAGGTGGCGCAGGCGAACATCAGCGCCTCGAACGGCAACCCCACCAGCGTCTCGACGTCGGTGTGGACGGTCAGCGGCTGCAACGAGCCGGTCAGCTGGGTGCCGAGCTGGACCGGCACGGCCACCTGCAAATACTCGCTGAACGGCGGGGCCCTGACCGCGACGACGTCGGGGGCCGGGATCGCCGTCAACAACGGCGACACCCTGCAGCTGACCTTCAGCCACACCACCGTGGGGACCAACACCGGCGTGGTGACGGTGGCCAACGCCACCGACAGCGGCGCCAACGTGCTGACCACGGCCAGCTTCAGCTACTCGCTCACCGTCTCCAACACGATCAGCTCGGGCACGCTGCTGCACGCCTACACGGCGCCCGGGGCCTACAGCATCACCTCGGCCTCGACCTGGCCGACGCAGATCACCCGCGAGAGCTGGGGCGGTGGCGGCGGGTCCGACTTCGGCACGGTCAGCAAGGGCTCCAGCCCAGCGCCCGGCGCGGGCGGCGGCGGCGGCGAGTACGTCAAGGAGCACCTGACCATCGTCCCCGGCACGACGACGATCGCCGGCGTCGTCGGCGCCGGCGGCGTCGCCGAGAACGGCTCGACCCCGGCCACCGACGGCGGCGACACCACCTCCTCCTCGCCCAACGCCACGGTCGCTCACGGCGGCACGGGCGCGGCCGGGGCCGAGGGTGTTGGCGGCTCGGGCACGACCGGCACGGCCGCCGAGTCCGCAGGCCGCGACGGCGGCCTCACCAACGTCTGGGATGGCGGCGGGGCCGGCAACGGCTCTGGCGACCAGACCACCCAAGGCGCGGCCGGCACCTTCCCGGGCGGCGGCGCGGCGGGCGCCGGCGGCCTCTCGGCCGGCGCGAACGGCGGCGGCGGCCAGGTGATCCTCACCGCCGGCTGGATCTGACCTCCAGGAGCCCTGCATGCCGATCGCTGCGCGCGCCTACACGATGGCCGACATCCTCTTCGAGTTCGAGGCCACCTGCCGGCGCGAGGGCCGCACCAGCTGCCCGGTCACCGCTTGGGTGAAGGCCAACCCGGACAAGACCCAGGACGAATTCGAGGCGTGGATCTCCACCCATCCGGACTATGCGGCGCCGACCTGCGCCGACATCATCCGCTGCACCGGCCATTTCAACACGCCCGAGGCGACGGCCCAGCTGCAGCGGCTCTACGCCGGCTTCCTGGTCGCCCAGCCGTGGCAAAAGGCGCGGCCCTGGATCGAGGGGCTGCTGAGCGGCCAGGCCGGCGACGTCGCCGACGGTCTCGACATGGCGGCTCTGAAGCTCCTCGTCGCCTGCATGGCCGAGCACCATCCGTCGCCGAAGGGCTTCTTCGCGCAGCCCCACGTCATCGGCCGCATCCCGCGCCAGGTCGACCTCTCGCACCTGCGCTCAGACGCCCACCCCGAGCTCGCCGGCCTGCCGCTGCAGGGCGGCGCCTGAACCAATCCCGATCGAGGGCGCCATGAAGTTCGACACCGGCGACCTGATCGCCCTCGGCACGCTGCTGGTCGCCGTCATCGGCTGGGGCCTGCGCGAGATCCGCCAGTGGGTGAAGTCGAGCGAGGACCGCGGCGCCGAGCACGCGCGGCGCGACACCACGGACGACGGGCTCACCGCGGCCGTCCAGGCCATGGCCGAGGCGCACACCGAGCTCGCCGCCCAGTTCCGCGACCACGAGCTGGCCTACGCCGAATGGCGGGGACAGATGCAGGCCAACTACGCCGCCGTGGCCAAGACGCTCGACGGCCAGGCGCGCACGCTCGAGCGCACCAACAACCTGATCGCCCGCCTGTTCCGGCCCGGCCAGGCGCTGGAGATCATCCCGCCCGAAGCCGTCAGGCCCGCGTCGCCGGCGCGCGCCGGCCGCTGATTCTCGGAGACAGCTCATGTTCGCGCTCACCGACACCGAGTTGGCGGTCACCTGCATCGCCGACGAGGCCGCCAACCAGCCCTACGAGGGCAAGGTCGCGGTCGGCTGCGTGATCCTCAACCGCCAGAAGCTGCGCTACGCGAGCGACGGCACCTTGCTGGGGACGGTGCTGCACAAGTGGGCCTTCTCCGGCTTCTGGGCGCAGATGGTCCACGGCGCCTACAAGCAGACGCAGTTCGACCTGGCCGGCGCGGAGACGCTGGCCGCGCAGCTGCACGCCGAGTTCTCCCGGCAGGCCGCGTGGGCCGACTGCGCCCGCGCCTGGGTCGACGCCATCGCCTGGTCGACCGGCCGGCCGCTGTCGTTCAACCCGGGCCCGGCCTTCGCCGGCCTGACGCCGCGCACGGTGCTCTACCTCAACCCGAAGGTCTCCAGCGCGCCGTGGGCGACGCCGGCGGCGCTCGACGCGGTGATTTTCCAACATTCGTTTTTTCACGACGGCACGGTCCACTGACCGCGCCGATTCTCCGGAGACCTCCCATGCGACACCGCTTCCTCGCGGCCGCGTGCGCCTTGGCGTGCGTGGCGTCCCTCGCCGGCTGCGCCGGCTCCGCCGCCAAGCTGGGCGTCAATCCGATCACCGAGGGCCAGATCGTGCTCGGCGTCGACATGACGATCGACGGGCTGATCGACGCCGGCGAGACGCTGCATGCCAGCGGCAAGGTGGTCACCGGCGCCCGCTGCGTCGCCTTCGAGACCGACGTGCCCAAGGCCGCGGCCGCGGCGATCGGGCTGACGGCCGCTTACAGCGCCGGCAACGCCGCCGACGCCAACGCCGAGCTGGCGACGATCGCCGCCACCCTGCCGCAGATGCAGGGCCTGCTCGACGCTGCGCCGCCGGCGGCGGCCGCGGCCGCCCCCGTGGCCGGGGCGTCGACCAGCTCCACGCTGATCGCCCTGCTGCCGCTGGTGCTGACCGCGGTGACCGACGCCAACACCGTGCAGCAGGCCTCCACCGGCGCCTCGCTCGCGGGCGCGCTGCAGACCCAGGTGAGCCAGCTGCAGGCCGACGCCGCGCGCGTGGCGGCCGAGGCCTGCTAGCGGCATGAAGCTGGCGATCGCCGCGGTGTTCGCCGCGGCGCTGCTCGGCTGCGCGCTGCTGCTGGTGTCGGTCGCTCCCCCGACCGGCGCCGGTGCGGCCGCGGCCGGGCGTCCCTGGTCGCCCTAGCCCGGGCGGCCGACCAACCCTTTCCTCAAGTTCGAGAGCTGATCCCGATGTTCCATGCGCAGCGGCCGACCCCGCGCGTCCTGTTCGTCCTGCTTTGGCGCAAGGCGCCCGCCTACGGCATGGGGACCTGGGGCGCCTCCCAGCTCGCCGGCGACGATCCGATCACCACGGAGCCGCTGAGCCACGGGCTCTCCAACTCGGCCGGCTTCGTCGTCGCGATGCTGAACGAGGCGGGGATCGACGCCCGCCTGGTCCACGTCAAGTCGGACAACGACATCTGGAAGGAGATCGAGGCCTACCGGCCGACGCACGTCGTGCTCGAGGCCTTCTGGTGCCGGCCGAAGAAGCTCGACGACCTGAGGCCGCTGTTCCCGGACGTGCAGTTCATCGTCCGCGGCCACTCCTCGACGCCGTTCCTGGCCCACGACACCTATGGCTTCAAGTGGGCGCTGGAGTACCTGGGCAAGCCGGGCGCCGTGGTGGCGCCCAACGACCAGCGCCACGTCGCCGAGCTGCGGTTGCTGGCGCGCAAGCTGTTCGGCGCGGCCGCCGACGCCCGGGTGCCATGGCTGCCCAACTACTACCCCGAGCGCCACGCGCTGCCGCCGCCGGCGGAGGATGACGGCCTGCACGTCGACGTCGGCTGCTTCGGCGCCGCGCGGCCGTTCAAGAACATGGTCGGCCAGGCGCTGGCGGCGATGCTGTTCGCCGAGCGCGTCGGCCGGCGGCTGCGCTTCCACATCAACGGCGACCGCATCGAGTGCGGCGGCGGCCCGACGGTGAAGAACCTGGAGTGGATCTTCGAGGCCAACCCCTACGCCGAGCTGGTCCGCCACGACTGGATGCCGCACGCCGAGTTCCTGGACCTGGTGGCCAGCATGGACCTGGTGGCGCAGGTGTCCTTCGCCGAGACCTTCTGCATCGTCGCCGCCGACGCGGTCAGCCAGGGCGTGCCGCTGGTCACCTCGGCCGAGGTGGCGTGGAGCACGCCGGCGTCGCGCGCCGACCCGACCGACCCGGCCTCGATGGCGGACGCCATGCACCGCGCCTGGCTGGGCCGTCACGCCAACCGGCGGTTCGATCCCAGCCTGCACGGCCTGAAGCGCTTCTGCGCCATCGCCCGGGAGACCTGGCTCGAATTCCTGCAGCGGCCTGCGGCGTGACCACGCTGTCGCCCCTGGCGCGCGCCTCCTCGGCGGTCCCCGACGCGCCGGCGATCACGCCGGCCGACGTCGCCCTCGCGCCTACATGGCGGGCCGCCTGGTCGGTGCGCACGGCGCTGCTGATGGCGGCGATGGCCGACTACGCCTACCGCTCGCCGGCCGAGCTGGAGCTGCGGCTCACCGCCGGCGGCCTGCACCTGGTCGGCGAATGGGACATTGGCGGCGTGCGCGCCTTCCTGGCCTTCGCGCCCGGGCAGCTGGCGGTGCTGGCCTTCCGCGGCACGGCCGAGGCGGCCGACTGGGCGATCAACCTGGACGCCGAGCTGATTCCCATGCCCGGGCGGCCGCGGATCCGCGTGCATCGCGGCTTCTGGGACGCCTACGCCAGGCTGGGCCCCGAGATCGCCCGCGCCGTCGACTTCTACGCGCCGGCGGGGCTCGGCTTCTACGTCACCGGCCATTCGCTCGGCGGCGCGCTGGCGCAGATCGCCACGGCGGCGCTCGAGCGCGACAACCTGGCCGCCTGCTACACCTTCGGCTCGCCGCGGGTGGCCACCGTCGACTTCGACGAGCAGGTCAAGGCGCCGCACTACCGCGTGGTGGACAACTGGGACCTGGTCCCGGGCGTGCCGCCGGCGACGCCGAGCCTGTTCGGGGTGGGCGGCTATCGCCACACCGGCGATCCGCGGCTGCTGCGCGGGCCCGCGCCCACCGAGGCGCTGCGCCGCGACCGCGACCTCGTCCCGCGCTTTGTCGTCGACCTCGCCTCACTGCTGGCCTGGCCGTTCACGCACCGCCTCTCCAGCGTCGGCGACCACATGATCTGGCGCTACCACGCCAAGCTGGCCGGCATCGTCGCCGGCCGCGCCAAGGGCTAGACGCGTGCCTGGTGGCGCCTCCCTGGAGGCCCAAAACACGCCCTGCGGCCCGCGTGGGGGCTCGCTGGCGGCCCTGCGGGGTGCGCCGGCTAGGGTGATGGCCCAGCCCCGCCCGCGGCGCTCCAAGGGCCGTTGCTCGGCCGTCCTGACTCGTTTCCTCTGAGACGCGCCCCCGTGCTATAGGCGGGGGGCCGAGGCGTTTGCCGCGCCTCGAACCCGCGGGGTAGACGCCCGCACCTTGCGTGAGCCCGGGCTCGCGCTCAGTCCCGCCACCGGAGCACCGGCGGGGCATGTATCGGATTTTCGTTTCATGGAGTCGATCCACCCGGCGGGCCTTGGGCCCGCCCTGCCTGTCGCTGCCCCTCGGGCGGGCGTCGGCGCCGTCCGGCCAGTGGCAGGCTACGTCGGCGGCAAGCGCGGCCTCGCCCGCCGCCTGATCCAGGTCATCGGCGAGATCCCGCACGAGACCTACGCCGAGGCGTTCGTCGGCATGGGCGGCGTCTTCCTGCGGCGCCCGTCGCCGGCGCGCTTCGAGGTGATCAACGACTGGTCCCTCGACGTCGCCACCTTCTTCCGCATCCTGCAACGCCACTACGTGGCCTTCCTGGAGATGCTGCGCTTCCAGCTGACGACGCGGGCCGAGTTCGACCGCCTGGCGGCCACCGACCCGGCCACCCTCACCGACCTGGAGCGCGCCGCCCGCTTCCTCTACCTGCAGCGCACCGCTTTCGGCGGAAAGGTGGTCGGCCGCAACTTCGCCATGGACGGCGGACGGCGGCTGGCGCGCTTCGACGTCACCCGCCTGCAGCCGCTGCTCGAGGACGTGCACGCGCGCCTCGCCGGCGTGGTCATCGAGCGGCTGCCGTTCGCCGACTTCATCCGCCGCTACGACAGCCCGGCGACGCTGTTCTACCTCGATCCGCCCTACCTCGGCTCCGAGCGCCAGTACGGGGCCGCGCCGGGCATGTTCGCCGGCGACGACCACCAGGTGCTCGCCGGCGTGCTGCGCGAGATCCGCGGCCGCTTCGTGCTGTCGATCAACGACTGCGCAGAGACGCGCCAGATCTACGCCGGCTTCGACCTGGAGCCGGTCGGCACCCACTACGGCGTCCAGGGCGGCGCGGCCGCCGCGCGCGAGCTGATCATCCGCAACTGACGGCCCACCTCACCGACGAACGGCGTTCGCCCCCTGGCCTCACCGGCCGGGGGGCTTTTCGCGTCCAAGGGTGTGGCGGCCGGTGCGCCAAAAGCCCGGCAGTAGAGGAGACGCGCCATGCTCTAGGCGTCCGGACCACTCATGCAGCAGACCCGGCCGGGGCCCATGGCGCCTGGTGCGAGGTAACGATCGTGCGCCCGGGCTGAGGCCCGGGCGCTTTTCGCGTGTCAGGGCTTCGCCAAGCCTTCGAAGAAGGAACGCGGTGTGTCGATGCGTGCGCCGCACCTCTCGGCGGCCAGCGCTGATGCGGCGTGGTAGGATTCTGCCTGCTCCCGGTCGAGAAGCGCCACGCCCGGGCAACCGAAGTCCAGCCAGACGGCATGGCCGAGAAGACGATAGCCGCCGCGGACCAAGCGCAGGTCGAGTTTTGTGGCCTGCTGCCTGCTCAAGCCGCTCAGTAGGTTGATAACCTCAGGGTTCGCGACGACGGCTTCGATGTCTCGGCCTGCAGCTTGCATCCGGGCCGCGTCATCAAACAGCTGCTCGAGGCAATCGGACTGGATCATCTTTCCGGCTTTGCTGCTCACGCCACCGCCTCGAGCGTCGGGATCTTGGCGAGCTCGTCCGCGAGCTCGGCGCTGGCGTGCTCCAGGTCCCAGGCCTGCTGCAGGTTGATCCACAGGTTCGGCCCGTTGCCGCAGAGCTTGCCGAGGCGCAGCGCCGTCGACGTCGTGACCGGCTTCTTCTCGTCGAGGATGTCGTACAGCTGCTGGCGCGAGATCCCCAGCAGCCGCGCGATCTCGGCCTTGGGCCGCCCGAGCGCCGGCAGCACGTCCTCGCGCAGCAGCGCGCCGGGATGCATGGCCGGCAGCCCGGCCGTGAGGGGATTGCTAAGCATCGGTTCTTCTCTCCTGGTCCTGGGACCGGCGGGACCGTGAAGCCCCGCCGGCGGTAATTCGCTAGTGGTAGTCCTCGATGTCGACGTCGACGGCGTTCTCCCCATCGAAGGCGAAGGTGATCCGCCAATTGCCCGAGATGCGGACCGCGTAGCGGCCGCGCTGCCCGTGCAGCGGGTGGAAGACGAAGCCCGGCACGTCCATGTCGCCGGGGCGACGGGCCGCATCGAGCGCGTTGATGATCCGCCCGATCCGCGCCGCGTGCTCGCGGGCGGGCAGGCGGCGCGTGTCCCGCCGGTCCTGGGCGAAGTCCCGAAGCGGCTTGTTTCTGAACGACTGGATCATGCCTGTAAGCTATCCGCTTACGGGTGGCGTGTCAACAATTCGCTTACAGTTGGGAGCCGTCCCACAGCGCGCCCGACATGATCTCGCGGCGGGCGAAATCGCGCTCGGTCTTCAGGGTGACGATCAGCGCCGAAGCGCCGGCCTCGCCGGCGAAGAGGCCCTGCTTGGCCCGGGTCAGCGCCGCGTCCAGCGCCGCGCAGCGGGTCAGCGCCGAGAGCGCCATCGCCCACTGCAGGCGGGCGGCGTCGGCGACGCCCTGCGCCAGGAACGGCGCGCCGGACTTGGCGGCTGCGCGCTCGATCGCGCCCAGCAGTGGGCCGAAGCCGCGGCCGCGCAGCCGCCGATCGAGCGCGCCGGCGTCGAGCGGGGCGTCGAGCAGCCGCAGGCCCACCAACTCGCCCATCAGCCGGTCGAGCGCCCGGCCGAGGCTGGGCAGCTCATCGACGCAGCCGTCGAGCACCGGCGGGTCGGCCAGCGCGTAGGCGGCGATCGCCGCCGGCAGCGGCAGCAGCTCGCGCGCCAGGCGCCGGCCGGCGGCGCGGCCTTCCTGGGTCAGCGGCGCCGGCGGCGGCTGGTAGCGGCGCCCGCGCGGGCCAGACGCGAGCTGGGGACCGAACTGGACTGCGAACAGCGCGTCGCAGCGGCGCTGGAGTTCCTGGCGGTAGGCCTGCGCCAGGTCCGCGTCGCGGATCTCGCCGGCGAGGCGCCGCAGCCGTTGGCGCAGGCCCGCCCGCCGCTCGGGCGTGTCGAGCGGCTCGGCGTCGCGCTCGCGGACGAACAGCAGGTCGACGAAGGCGGCGGTGTCGGCCAGCCGGCTTTTGAGCTGCGGCGCGCCCTGCCGGAGCAGCACCTCGTCCGGGTCCTTGCCGCCCAGCGCCAGGGCGAACTTGAAGCTCATCGGCGCCTTCAGGATCGGCAGCGCCCGGTCGATGGCGCGGAAGGCCGCCGCCCGGCCGGCGCGGTCGCCGTCGAAGCAGAGGGTGGGCTCCGGGTGCGAGCGCCACAGCAGCTGCATCTGCTCCTCGGTCAGCGCCGTGCCCATCGGCGCCACGGCCGCGACGCCGGCCCGCTGGCAGGCGATCACGTCCATGTAGCCCTCGACCACCACCAGGGCCGCGTCGTCGCCGCCCGCGTGCAGCAGCTTGCGCGCCTCGGGCAGGCCGTAGAGCAGCCGGCCCTTGTGGAAGAGGTCGGTGTCGGGGCCGTTCAGGTACTTGGCGCGCGCCGCCGGATCGAGCGCCCGGCCGCCGAACGAGACCATCCGCCCGCGCGCGTCGGCGATCGGGAAGATGATGCGGTCGCGGAAGCGGTCGTAGGGCGCCCCGCCGTCCTCCGGGGCGATCAGCAGGCCCGCCTCGACCAGCGCGCCCGGCTGCGCGCCCTTGGCCACCAGGTAGTCCTTCAGCGCCGTGCGGCCGGCCGGCGCGTAGCCGAGCCGGAAGCGCTTCCACTCAGGCTCGGGCAGGCCGCGGCGGGCGAGGTACTCGCGCGCCGTGCGGCCGGCGGGGCGGCGCAGCTCGGCCTCGAACCAGGCGGCCGCGGTCTCCAGCCAGTCGACGAGGCCGACCAGCTTCTTCTCGGTCTCGGCGGCCCTGGGATCGGGCGCCGGCAGCGCCATGCCGGCCTCGGCCGCCAGCCGCTCCACCGCCTCGACGAACGACAGCCGCTCGGTCTCCTGCAGGAAGGTGATGACGTCGCCGTTCTTGCCCGACGAGAAGTCGAAGAAGTGACCCTTGTCGTCGTTGACGAAGAAGGACGGCGTGCGCTCCTTGGAGAACGGCGAGAGCCCCACGAACTCGCGGCCCTGCCGCTTCAGCTTCACCGTGCGGCCGATCACCTCGGAGGGCCGCAGGCGCGATTTCAGCTCGTCGAGGAAGGCGTCGTCGAAGCGCATCAGGGCTGCGCCGGCGGCGCGCGGTAGAGCGGCTGCAGCATGGCGACCGGCACGCGGTAGATCCTTGCCATCTCTTCGAGCGTGAACCGCCGCAACAAGAGGCGTGAGTCGGCGAACTTCGTCTCGATCGCCAGGTCGACCAGCACCGCGGCTTCCGCCCCTCCGTAGTCGACGCCGACGGTCAGCGGGGATACCCGGCCGGCCAGCATCGGCGCCGCGGCCGCGCCGGCGAGGAGGGCGAAGACGCCGCGGCGACTTACGCTCACGGCTTCGCCTGCGGCTGCGACGCCGGGTTCTCGCGGCTGGCCCATGCCGGCGAGGTGTCGAAGTTCAGCGCGCCGCAGCGCTCGCACCGCTTGCGGGCGTAGCGGGCGACGGCCTTGATGCCGGTGTGCTCGTCGCCGACGCCGAGTATCCGCAAGAACTCGATCACCTCCTCGAGCGGCACGTCGCGGGTGAAGGCGCAGCTTCGGCAGTAGAACCGCACCCCGGCGCGGTGCCGGCGGTAGTGCGCCAGCTCGACGCCGTCGGCCGGCCAGGCGGAGGGTGAGGCGCGCAGCGTCAGTCTCCCTTCAGGTTGGTGGGCCAGGCGCCCGACCCGGGGCGCACGGCGCTGAACCAGACGGTGCTCTGGCAGCCCTCCGTCGGGCAGGTCGAGCGCTTGCCCCACAGCGAGAAGCCCGGGCCGCGCGCCGCGGCGATCGCCGCCAGGTCGGCCACCTTCCGATAGCCGCAGGTGCTGCAGTAGACGCGCACCTCCGCGCCTTCGTCGATCAGCGCGCCGACGCTCTGCGTCCACGCCGGCTGGATGCGGCTGAAGCCCGGTCGGCGCTGGTTGCCCATGCGCATACATGAGAACGGAGCCAGAACGATTGGCAAGGGCGATCATGGACGGCCAATGTCCGCAGTGCTTAGAAAATCAGTGCCGCCCAGAGCTTCGCGGCAGCGAGGGCACGTCACCTCGTCTTCGTCGCCAGACATCTCGATCAGCTGTGCGCCGCGCCGCTTGCTGGCTTTCAGCCCGCAGAAGGTGAAACCGAGGCCTGCGGGGGCATGAACTCCCACGCGGCCAATGAGACGAGGATAGAGGTCATCGACCATCAACATCTAGCTCCTGTGGGTGTCTTCCGGATAGGCATGGATCGGCCGACCGTCCGCGCCCTGCGGCGCGCCACGCTCGATCAGCTCCCACACGGCGCAATGCAGGCACGTCGGCAGCGCGCCGAAGACGACGTGGCGTCCTTCGTCGCTCATGACCGCCCGCCGATCGCCTCCTGCGCCGCCCGGCCGCCCAGGCCCGGGTTCAGCGCCACGGCGTCGCCGGCGGCCAGACCGTCGCGGTAGCTGTCCAGGGAGGCGAGGCTGCCGCCGGCGTGGCCGCGCTCGACCTTCACCGGCATCGCCGCGTCGATCAGGCTGTTGCGGACCAGGATCAGGCCCTGGCCGGCCGGCTGCTTCGGCTTCAGCGCCAGGATGCGCGTGCGCAGCCGGTCCGCCATGCCGTCGAGGAACGGCAGCAGCTGGCGAAGCCGGAAGGCCGGCGCGAGCAGCATGAGGCCGCGGTTCATCGCGTCGCGCTCGCGCCGCATGGCGCCGGCGCAGATCTCCAGCAGGTAGCGGGCGACGTCGACCTCGTGGGAAAAGCCGAAGAAGTCGATGCTGGTGGCGCCGCCGGGCCCGTCCGTGGTCCAGTAGCGCGCGCCGGTCAGCTCGGCGATCGCCGAGGCCGGCTTCCATAGTAGGCCGCCCACCTCGTCACGATGGCGCTCGGTGTGGCGCTCGAACGGCGAGGCGCGCAGCTCCGCCTCGTCGACGCTCATGTTGTGCGCCTCGAGCAGCTGCGCGAGCTTGGCGGCCGCGTCCAGCGCCTCGGCCTCGGTGCAGCCGCGCTCGGTCGTCCGGGCGCGCAGGCCGCGAACGATGCGGGCGATCCTCTCGCGGTCGCTCATGGCCGGATGATCACGCCGATGTCGTATTCACGCTTCACGTGCTCGCTGGCTTCCTCGACGACGCGCACGCGGCCATTCAGCTCATCCTCGCTGTGGTCGTGGTCCTGAATCCCGACCTTCGCGCGCCCTGCGGCATCGTCCGCAGCCTGGCGATCAGCTGGCGGCACTGTGAGGGCCATCGCCTACAGCCCGCCGATCGCGCTGATGTAGAGCTCGATCAGCGCCTCCTCCTCCTGGCGCTTGGCGATGTCGGTCGTGCGCAGGCGGATCACCTTGCGCAGGATCTTGGTGTCGAAGCCCTCGCCCTTGGCCTCGGCGTAGACCTCCTTCAGGTCGGACTTCACGGCGGCCGCGTCCTCCTCGAGCCGCTCGATCCGCTCGACGATGGCCTTCAGCTTCGCCTGGACGTTGGCGCCGAGCGCCTCGCCGGCCGAGACGCCGCCCTCGGCCTCTACGGCCTCGCTGTTGTCAAACGGCATGCTGGTCTCCCTCTTGCCGATCCTGCGGCCGCCGCGCGGCCAGCCATGCCCGCCAGGCCACCGCGTGGTCCGGACACAGATCCTTGCCCTCCGCCGGCGACGTCGCGCAGCCGCCGCAGATCGGCGCGTCGCACACGCCGCTCCGGCGCTCCGGGACCTTCCAGTCGCACAGCAGCGGCGCCGGCGCGCCGCAGAAGCGGCACCGCGGCCGCGGCCGGCGCTCCGTGCAGACGATCGCCGCGCCAAGCGGCGTCTGGACGACGGTGCAGGGCATCAGCCGGCGTCCTCGCCGGCCGCGCGATGCGCCGCGGCGCGAGCCACCAGATCGGCGCCGGCGTGGCTGCGCCAGTCGTCCCCATGCTGCAGCGCGAACGGGATCAGGTAGTGGCGCAGCGCCGCGTTCTCGTCCTCGTAGCGGCTGGCGATCTCGAACCCCGCGGCGCGCATCGCCCCAACGACCATGATGGAGTCGCCAGGGTGCATCCCAAGCACGTCCTTCAGCGCCTGGGTCATCTCGGCCGGATAGATCAAGGTTTCGCTCAA